CAGGTGACCACGAAGCCGGGGCGCGGATGGCGAGCTTTGCAGCAGGGTCCGCGACTGCCTCCGAGGGCTGGTCGGGAGTATCTTGCACCATTTCTGGCGCTTTGGCAATAAACTTGCCGTCAGGGCCCCTAACACGTCCATCCGCTGCCTTTTCGCCGTCATCATGGGGCGTTTCTGCCTCAGTGTTGACAAGTTCCGGCGCAGCCACTTCTTCAACGGGCGCAGGTTCTGGCGCGTTACCGCTTACCTCTGCCATAGCTGCCCGAATGTCGTCTTCCATGTCGCTCATAGTCTGGCCTCCACCTGATCAATAGCCGTCTTGATGTCCTGTTTAAGCTCACGGTCAGACAGCGTGGGCCGTGGCTTGGCCGTTAGTTTCTCGTTCCCGACAATCTCGCAGCCCGCATCTTTGACGCTGCGCTCATAGGCTGACCGGCTGTCATACATCAGGCCATTGGCGTGATTCAGGATCGGGTCCATGCCATCGGCCCGAATGGCGGGCATTGGCAGATGGGAGCGGGCCTTGCGAAACTGCTCAAGGCAAGCGTGGGGCCATTCCGACACTTCATGAATGTCGCCACAGGCCTGGCACTTGCGATAGGTCGCCCGGCTCATGCTTGCCACGTCCTAGAAACCAGCTCCGACGCGCCGAACCGTCCCTTGCCCGCAGCGATAACCGCCGTCGCGGCGTCAAACGTCCCGCCCGGCGTCAAGCCTGTGACGGTGGTTGTCGTGCCGTCGTAATAAGTCAGCAACGCCTTTGTGCGTCCAAGAGGAACAATCTCTGTAAAGACAGGGAGCGAGCGAGACGCTTGGGCCGCCGTCGTAACAATGGGCGACGTAGCAACCGACCCAAGCTCAAGCTGGGCCTGCCAGAGATAGGAGCCGGATACGTTGTTGCCAGCAAAGTCTAAGGCGCTAGTCGGGCTTGTGTTGATCCGAGCAACCGCATTGGCGGCAACGCCAGTGATAGCCACCGCATTTCGATAAAAGCTTTCAGCCACAGCGAGAACAGACGGTGTAACGCCAGTTTCACTGCCGACGATTGCGCCCGTGCTTGTATTAAACACAATTCCGCCCCCCGCAGAGTTAAGCCGGAGAGTGATAAACGCATAAGGCGCAGGCTTGCTAAATACCGAAAGGGTTTGCGTCCCCGCCGATGACGTTGGCGTCTGGTTCAGCCTGTGCTGACCGTTTACCGTGTCGGCAACCAGCGTGTCAGCTGTCGTCGTGCCGTCAGGGGCAATAACGGCGTTTGCCGTCACACCGAAGATGTTGGTTCTGACATACGAACCGTTGTCGAACTCTTGCGAGCGCAACAGCAAGTTGGTCGCGGCAGGCTCAAGCGCCAAGCCCCGGTCAGTCCGCTGCGGCGCGTCGGCTGCGAACGTCTGAACCACGCCCGCAACCGTCAATGCTGCGGCTGAACCCGTCCGTGTATAGGTCGATCCATACGGCATGGCCCGCGTGAAGTTCGCTGTGTCTTCCAACGTGCCTAGCGATGACCAATTGTGAGCGCCTTGGCTTGTCGCATAAGCCTGCATGGCGTCATTTAGGTTTGTGTAGCTTGCGGCCATACGCGCGTTAATCCACCGCAATTGGCGTTCGTTAAACGTGCCAGCCGGGATGCCTTGCGCGTCAAACAAACGCAAAAGGTCTTCGTTGTAGTTCGTTTCCGTTGCAAAGCCGCTCAAGTTCCGTGCGCTTGCCTGCCTCAGTCCCTGTTGCGTCATTATGCAAACCCCTGCGGCGTCGGGTCACGGGAAAGGGTCGCAGCCTTGACCTGAAGCTCTTGGCCCTTCAGTTGCAGTTCAGCCATCCCAAGCTGACCCTCCATTTGCGTCCGCTGTTGCTCGATTTGAGCCTGCATCTGGGCCGTCTGCGACTTGAGTTGCTCCACCTGCATTGCGCTTTCGTCAGGCGGTGGCGGTCCTGGTGGCTGGACAGGCGGTGCGGCCTCGGCCTGCTCAAACACCTTGTCAATCACGTCTTCCATCGACCGGCTGACATTGAACGTGCGGGCACCCTGCTTCAGCACCTCGGCAAACAGCGGAGCCGTGTAAGGCGCAGACGGGACGATGCTTGCCGCAGCCGACATCAGGCCCACGATGGCACTGGTGAACTCGGTAAACGCCAGTTTGGCCGCGTTCTCATCCGGCTGAACCGTCGAATCGGTCTCAACGTCGATGCGGAACGAACGCAGCGCATCATCACGGAGAAGGGCTTGCACCTCTTCCCACGTCGGCTGGGCCATCAGTTCCAGCATCGCCGGATCAGGAGCCATGCCGGGCGGGATAGGCATCCCTGCCTGTTGCGCCTGTTGAATCAGCGGCATGATTTGCTCGATCTGGGCCTTCTCAGCCGCAGTCAGGAGCTTCACATTCGTCATGGCCTTCAGCGTATCGATGCTGAAATGCTCCGCAATGATTTCCGCCTTAAGCCGGATAGCATCACGGCAGAACCGTTGCAGGTCGCGTTGACGGTCACGGACACGCAACGAACCCCACTGGCCCTTCATCCGTTGAGCCGTTGCCGTCTCGTTAGGATTGCTTTCGCCCCGGATAATGTCCGACAGGCCGGTGATCTGGTAGATGTCGTTCAGGACTTGCGAGCGGGCTTCGTAACAGCCCTTCAGCACCTGAATGACCATATCGACCGGAACCCACTCGATCAGGCCGCGAACGCCGCCCTTTTCTTTCCACAGGTCGAACGTGTCGATTGGGATTAGCTTGTTCTCGTTACCCGGCGAGAACACCAATTGCAGTTCGCGGTTGGCTTCACCGGCATAGACACCCACCATCCGCAGCGCATCTTGCAGCTTGCCAATGCGGGCCGTCAGTTCGTCCAGTTCGTCAGCCTGGTCCTGATACTGGACATAATCGGCAACCGGAATGGTGCTGTCATTGGCCGTCGTGGCATTCAGCGGTGGCGGGCAGGGGAAGAAGTTAGTCAGCCCCAACGGGTCTTCACGCTTGTCTAGCACCCCGCCCGTGTAGCCCTTGCAGACCCAATAGGCCATCTTGGTGGGCTTGTCCCAAATCTCATAGACCTCGCCAGTCTGACTGGATTGCTTCTGGGCATCCGAGGCCGTGTCCGTGCCGGTCGAGGTCGTCGTGATCGGGACGTTCTTGGCCATGTCCTTGCCAAAACGTTCCGTCAGTTCCGCCCTTGTCATATAGACGCGCCGGGCTACCCAACGGACCTCAGCCCATTCACGCGCCGGGTTAGTCAGCCAGTCTTTCCATGAGACGTGGTCGCATTGGACTTCCTCATAAACCACTTCCTCAGTGGCTTCCGGCGTCTCGACCTCGCCAACCTCGGTGTCGTCATCGTCCTGAACGCCTTCGCCCAGTTCGTAATCCTGCTCCGCGTTGACCTCGCGCATATGCGGAATGTAGCGCACCCACACCTGGCCTCGACCCGGCAGCAGATAGTCCAGAACGCAGAGCTTTACGCGCCCGTCAAAGTCATACTGGTCGAGGCTGAACCCTAGCGCCCGCTCCAATACGTCAGACGCAATCTTGCCAACCGGGTCTTCATCCCGATAGCGCCGGTCAACCATCGGCACCGGCTGCTTGGCATAGATGGCAGGCTGAAGGGTCGAGACGTTAGACCACAGGATAGCAAAGCGCCGACGCTCATAGCCTACAGACGGACGGCCACCGCCACGGGCGCGGTTTTCGTTCTTGTAGCGCCTAACGATGATGTCGCCAGTCTTCCACCACGGCTGCAACTCGCGCTCAGACAGATTGATTTCCTCAATCCATTTGGTAACGAGGTCAATGCCGTCTTGATTTTCAGGTTCGTCGGGAAGCATAGCCCCTCGCAAGCGTTCAGGGGAACATATCGTGCGCAGGTCCGCTTGTCGATAGAACGATCATGCGCGTTCGTAACCCGTATGCACCGGCTGGTTAGCTAACAGGTCATCCCATGTCATATCACGGATGCCCTTGATCGGCCCGTCTGCCGCTTTGGCTTCCGGCTTAATCTCACGATAGGCCATCGCCAGGTATCGGAACGCATCGGCAGCGTGGCTAGTCCAGTCGTGCTTAGGCCCATCACGGAAGACCCTAGCCTTGTCGTCATAGTCTGCACGATACTGGCGCAGGCATTCCAGCCCGTCCTTGCACTTATCGCGGTCAAACCAGATGCGCGGCAACAGAACGCGGCCCGCGTTAATGCCGTCCAGCACCTTGTGATTAGGCACCAGCTTGGGCTTGAGCTTGAGCGTTAGCATCGTCTCAATCCGCGTCCGGCCCGTGCCTAGCTCTCGCACCCTCGCGTCATGCGGCACCCAATCCGTTTCGTATTTGTAAGGCTTGGCTTGTAGCACCTTGGCGTAATGCTCAATGCTCTCCCCGCTAGCCTCATAGAAGTCGATGACCCTGATTTCCGACCCGTGAGCCTGCCAGAACCAGATGGCCGTGCTGTCTCCGATGCCCAAGTCCCACGTCGTATAGACCGGCAGCGCAGGGTCATACGGAACGTCCGTAATCCGTCCAGCCCGCTCGCTCTCAGCCATGTCCTTGCCGTAGTAGGCGCCAATGATGGCTGCCTCAAACGAGCATTCGAACTCTTGTTCATACTGCTCCGGCGTCATTTCCTTTGCAGCAGCGGCCAGTTCGTTCTGCGGCAGGATGCCTGTCTCGCTGGCTGGCAGGAAAAATGGGAACCAATCCGGGTCCGTCTTAGCCCGTTCAAACAGGTCAAAGAACGCATTGCGCCCCTTCGGCGTCCCGATGAACGTAGCTGTTCCCTGCCGGTCAGCCAGCATCGGGCGGATGATAGAACCAAAGATGCCGGGATACATATCCGCATACTCATCCAGCGTGGCGTCATCCAGGTAGCCACCACGCAGGGCATCCGGGTTGTCAGCGCCGTAAATCTTGATGCGCTTGCCGCCAATTAGCTCGACATACAGTTCTGATTCGTTTGGCGGCTTTGCCCAGATCGGCTGGCTGTATCGTTTCAGATACTCCCATGCCACGTCCTTAGCCTGCTTCAAGTAAGGCGCAAGATAGGCCGCTCGATAGTGGGGCTTGTCAGACACCACCGCGTTGCGGATCATGTCATTGATGCAAGCCACCGTCTTACCGCATCGACGGTGCGCCACCCCAATGGCAAAGCGTTGCGTCCGGTTATGGAACGGCAGGAACACCCGGCGAGGGGCGTATGGGATTACTCTGGTTTCAGCCATGTGACCGTAAGAGCGCCGCCATCAGGGCCAGAAACTTCCTGTTGCAGCTTGTCGCCGTAAGCCTTGGCGTTCCACTTGCCAATCAAGCGCAGCCGCGTGTCAATCATCAGCTTGGCGCGTTGCGTGTCGATGGTGTCATCATCGGCAATGCGGAGCGTATCATCCGCCAAGAAGTGAGTGCCATTCTGTTTCGCGCGGGCGGAAAGCTCACGAAACTCAGCGTTTTCATTCTCCCATCGCCAGATGGTGTTGTAGCTTGGCATATGGTCGTCATCGCAGATGCGAGCCATTGGCTCACCCTTGCCGAGACGACGGCAAATCTCCTCTGCCAGCTTGTCGCTGTATTTGGAGGGGCGACCGCCTGCCATGTGTCCTCAGTCTGGTTTGCGTCTAGCCATCGCCGCAGCAGCCGACATAGAGCGGGATGAATAATGCCTTAGCCTGGCTAAACGGTCAAGCCGTGCTGCAATGCCATGCGGATAGCTACAGCAGCCGGGCCGCTAGGGCCTAGCTTGGCGTAGTTCTGTGCGGTCTTCGGGCTGACCATGAGCCACCGGCCCGCAGCTTGTTGCGACAGGCCGAGGGTTGTGAGGGCGGTGCGGTATTCAAGGGGCGTCATGCGCCTACCGGGAACTTTAGATCGACATAGTTTTGGGCGGCTTCGCGAGTCCAGAATGTCGGGTGTGCCGGGCGAAGGTTCGTCCAGCCGCTGCCGTTCCATTGCTCTAGGCCAAACCAATGGCTACGGTCGTCAGCGTCCTCAAAGACGCGAACCGTTCCGGTTTTGATGTTTGCGCGGGTCATCACAGGCCCTCATTATTGGCGACGGCGATCAGGGTGCCTTGATCGATGATTTCGGCCAGCGTGGCGATGGCGACGGTCCAGCAATCGGCACCGCAATCGTAACCGTTTTCGGCGCAATGCATTTCAACGAAATTCTGTTGCGACTGGGTCAGGTCGTTACGCTCTGCAACTTGGCGGACCGCTTCTTGAAAATCCCGCTCCGTGTTCATCTGTCTGTTTCCATCCGGCTAGTGCTTGATTGCCCTGCGCCGATGACTGAACATAGCACCTATTACGCAGGGAGCAAGCACTTTTTACGCAGTCAGCGCATTTTATTCCGCCATCCATTCGCCAGACAAGGCTTGGAAATCAGGCCGGTCCTCAAACGGTTTTGCCCACATAGCAGGCTCAACCCACAAAACGCGATTGTTAGGGAACGCGCCTATCGTGCCGTCCTCTAGCTCCATGACGTGCAGATGCTTGTGTTGCTCGCTCATGTCGGCCAGCGACGAGCCGGTGAAGTCAATTGAGAACCGATACCTGGCACCGCGTCGATCCGGCAGAATCTGTGCCTTCATGCGGCGATTGAACTCAAACGCATGGACACCGAACTCGCTTGAGAAACAGTCCCACGGCTGGACGTATGTGTAATCCACCGCCTCATTTGGAGCGCGGGGCTTGTCGGGTATCTTCCAGCAGAAAGCCTCAATGGGGGCGAGAAACCCAGCCCCGGCGCCATACTCGGTCAGGACGCATTGGAACTCTAGCGACTTGCCTTGAACCACACGGAGGCCGTGGATGATGCACGGGAGATACTGGCCGTGTCCATCCTCCAGGTCGCGCGTGTATTCCTTGCGGATGTAGCCGTGAAAGAAGCGGTCAAACGAGCCGATTATGAACATGATTTTTCCACGCGCTCAATCCGTTCAAGTTCGTCTAATACGTCAGCCGCTATCTCTTTGGCTGTGCGGTGCGCTGTCTGGGCTTGGCGGGATGTTGTGCCGGGCAATCTGCGGAATATCACCGCTGCTAACCTGTCTGCTTTTTCAAATCGGGTCATCGGCTGTAATTTTGCTTCCTAACTGTCCACGGGGTCCAGGTTTCTAGCGGAGGCGTTCTGCCGCCCGGTTGTTGGCATTCTGTGTCCGCCACACCTCCATCTTCGCGTTGGCTGCTGCGTAGCGTTGGCGGAACGTGTAATCCGCCTTCGCCTGCGCTCCGACCTTCGCCAGATGCTCTTTGAACCGTGGCTGCGCTCTTGCCCATTGCTCTCGCTCCGTAGCTGACTTTGCGTCACTCTCGCCCATCAGTTCGGCAAGAACCGTTTTTGTCAGGGCGTCCAGATATTCATGCGCGGCGCGGTGCGCGGCCCCTGATTCATCACCAAGGACCGCCAGCACGTCGTGCATATCGTCGTCTGATACCAGCATCACCACGGCGTGTTGTCGTCAAACGGGTCAACGCGCGATTGCTGATAGGCGCATCAATCTGGCGAGCGGGCTTGATTTGACCGCCGAGCATCGTGCCATATTGGCCCTTCGCCCAGACGGCTACTTCCATCTTGACGACATCACCGGGCTTTGCGCCCTCGGGAATGACAACCAGCGCGGACCCTTTCCAATCTGGCGCTTTGTCATTTTTCTTTTCGCGTTCCTTGTAGATCGTCAGGTCACCGGGACGAGATTCGTAGCCAGCCATCAGAGTTCTTTCTTTCTGTTTTCGAGTTCTTCACGGAGGTGGATGCGCCAGCCTTTCGGGAGTTTTTTAACGTCTTCGTCACGGTCGCGGCACCACTTTTGCCACGCTTCCATTGTCGGAAGCATCGGGATAGCGCCAAGCCATCCGTCTAGGGTTTCGCCCCACCCCTCTGCCTTAGCTTTGGCAGCAGACATTCCAGAGCCTTCCGCGCCCCACCAGTCTGGGCCTTCAGGGTGAACGCTAATCGACGGGTTCTTCTCGACCTTGAGGCCAGAGGCTGCGTTGCCGTCGTCATCCTCAACCGGTGCAAGGCCAAGCATTGCCATCAGCGCAAAGCGTCTGCCGTATGTTGTGGCTGACCCGGCCTCATGCGGTGACCATTTGGTCAGCGGCATATCAAAGTCCGTCTCGATCCATTCGCCGCTGTCGTGAATGATACGCGTCGTAATGCACAGGGTCTTAGCTTCCGTGTTCGTCGCACCAGGTCCCTGAATGACGCAAAGGCCGTTAGCAGACAAAGCAGCCCGGCTGGCATCAATGCAGTCAGCCAGCGTAGCGTATTTTGACGCCTTGCCGTTCTTTTTGAATCCGTCGTTGTCGGCTGTTTTCGCCACTCCCGCCATTGAATTAACGGCGGCAACCAGCGCCGGGCTGATTTTGGTTAGTGTGTCGCTGCTTCGCATTTGGCTTCCTCCATTGCCTTTTCGTATTGTGCCAGAGCCATACGACAATCGCGGACGTATCGCGTTGCGTTCTGGTCGGTTCGGTTTTCAAACATTCGCGCCATCATTCGGACGGCAAAGGTTGTTGCGGGTCGGTAGATGCCACCGTCGTCCAGCCACAAGCGGCACTCTTTGTATTTGGCAAGCGGGCGGTCAGTCATCAGACTTAGCCGCTACTGCGTTGCCCAGCCGCGCTGTGGCTTTCCATAGCCGTTCCATCTGGTCAGGCGTTATGTCGGCTAGGCGCTCAACGTCACCAATGGCAGCAGTCAGCGCCGACATACACGGTTCAAACTGGCCAGAATGACGGATGCTTTGGAAAGCGTCGATAATGTCGGTCATCACAGGTCCCTGTCTTTAGCAGCATCACGGGCATTGTCTGCCCGGTCAGCGATAAGGTCACACGCTGCTTCATAGGCCTCGTCTTCAGCCAGTGCGCGGGCGTCCGCCTCCGTCATGCCTTGCTCCACATAGAGGCTGACAAGGCGGTCATACTCTTCGATGTAAAGGTCTTTCATTCCGTCACCTCAATGAGAAGGTCGTCAAAATCGCCGGTCGCAAATTGGTCAAGGATTGCGTCGATGGTTTCCCTATCGGTAGCGGCATACGGGCGGCGCCCGTCGATGAACTCAACCCGTATGTCATCAATCTCGGGCGGGTCTGCGGGCAATCCGCCGTGGTCGTATGCGGGCGGGGCAGCAGCGCGGCCCGGCGTGAAGGCAAACGACACCGTGGCGTCCAGCTCGCAGAAATCAGCCTCGCCGTCTGTTCCAAACGAAAGACAGGTCGTAAAGGTGTAACGCTTGGCCATCACACGGCTCCCGTAATGTCAGCGGCCATCGCCAGAGCCTTCGCGGCCTTGTCAGCGGCTTCCTCAGCGCATTCTTGAACGCGGTAATAGGCGGCGCGGGCGACGACGGATTGCTGATACTCGTGATACCTGCCCAGCTCTTCTTCGATGTAAGTTTCCCAATCGCCCGCGTCGTGCTCGTAATCGTTTTCGGGGTTGAGCTTGTAGGCTTCCTCACCGATTGCAAGGCCTTCTTCGCGGAGTTCGTCGGCGTTGGCCCAGTCTTTATCGTTTTCGTGGGCGTAGTCGCGATGCGCCTCCCACATATCGTCGTCCAGTTTGCAGAGTTCTTTCGAGAACTTCATTTCATCGCTCCCATGCGGCGGGCCGTTGAACGAACCTCAAACCGTTCGCCCGTAATAGCTTTTGCCACGTCGCTGCGATGGTCCCAGCATCCGAAACGGACCTCGCTTGCGAATGTGTGTTCGCCTTCCGCCTCAGCCAGCGAAGCAATCCATTCGCGGCCTTCGACAATCTTTTTTTGTTCGTCAGTCATGTCGTCTCTCCCTTGTTGCCACCATAAAACACGGCACCGGGGAGGGCGTCAA